GTCTGCCGCATCCTTGGCCTGTTTCGACCTGATGGCGTTCTCGGGATCTGAGTTGCGCTCGTCATTATCCATCTTTGGGCGACCAACGGGCTTCTTGCCGTCTTCGTTGTTGCCGTCCTCTTGATTCTGTTGATTTTGCTGTGCGGTAGCCTGGGTCTGACGCGGAGCCAGGATCTCGTCTGTGCCATCACTGGCCTCGATCTCTCTCCGCTCGCGCTCCTTCGACATACTGAAGCCCTGCATGTCCATCATCGTCTTCGTAGACACAAGGCCTGTCATCCAAAGTTTCTCGCATGTTTCGCGCAGAGCCTTCTGACCTGTCATGTCAACAGGCAGGAAGTGGAACTCTGGGATATCCTTGAGGTTATTCGTGTGCGTCAGCTTGATGTCCTCGACAAGACGCTGATTGACCTTTGTCATCAGATCCTCGACCTCATGACGGGCGGCATCGATACGTGCACCTGCGGCCTGCATTGAGATCTGAGCAGACGCGAATGTTGAGCCTTCTTCGCTTCGGCCATTGACGATAATGCCGGAGATACCACCGGCAGCTAAGATGTCAGCGTTCACTTGTTCGTAGAGCGGCCACTGATACAGATCGCTCAGGTCAGCCTGAATGATCTGAGGCTTTGCCAGATGATTCGTGACCGCAAGAGGATTGCCCTTCATCGCGGAAGAGAAAATACTTCTGACCTGTTGAAGCTCTGCAGCACCTGGCAGAATATCCATGCCTTTCGTTGAGTCGCCATATGGTACATGAACGAAGGATCTGCTGCCAAGGTTTAAAAGCGCGGTCTCGTACTTGCTGATCAGCTCTTTCTTCGCGAGAGCCGGTAAAGCGGTAGCGATCCACGGCACGGCATACCGTGTCCAACCTTCCTTAGCGCCCTGTAAGACGAACACGTTGTCAGGGCTCAAGGTTGCATACTGAGCGCCTTTCTTCAACGCTTGCGCAACTTCTGGAGGATAAGCCTTCAGCACGGCATCGAGCTCGTCGTCCTTGACGCCTTTCGCTTCGAGCACGCTGTAGGTTCTCTCACGGAATTCGTTCTGAATACTCTGCACGTCAAGGTCGATAATCGGAGTACCGTTCAATAATGTATTACCGATCCTGATCTTGTGAGGCGGCAGGGTCATCATTTGACCGTTCCAGATGTACACATAGACATTGTTGTACTTGTAGTACTGTAGGAAGATGTCTTCGATGTGCTCGCGCAGCCGCATCTTCTTGTACTGCTCTTCAAACAGTGCGATCGTCTTTTCGTTATCGCCTGTCAGATAATATCCAGTACAAGAGAAAGGCACGTAGACGCCTTTGATAATGCCCCTGACAACAGGGTCTGCGTCTGTGTAGTAATCGCTCAGTTGATAGAGCGTGTTGATATTCTGTTGCTTGTTTCTCTACAGCGAATCAAAATCTGTAGAGGCAAGATCTGAAGAATACGTGATTGTCGAGTTGTCAAACGCTGTCAGCGATGTGTCACCATCAGCGTTTGCGCCTACGACAACCGACGGCTGAGGAGGCCGCTCGGCAGCAGCCGTAGTTTGTCTATTAGCTCTGAACAGGTTTCTGAAACTGAATGAAGCCATGGCTCGGCCTCCTTTCGTCATTAAAAGTAACTCGTAATGCCAATACAGGCAGGCCCGCGATTCTTTCTTTTGATATTCTCGTTCTCGAGCTCTGCGATATAATCACAGCCCATCGCTAACGAGGAATAGCGGTCCTTGTGCATTGTGATGCGAGGCGTGTCATAAATGTAATTGCCAGAGGCACTGACCTTGGCAATGATGTTGCCCATCTCAAACTGAAGAGCGTCTGTCTCTTCAAAGATAGCTTTCTCTTCCATTCGCATAGGCGCAGGATTCTCTTGCTCGGCTCTCTTGCCTTCAAGCAGCCTGCTGTTGATAGGAAGCTCTAATGTACGCTTCTCAAGCATGACTCTCAGGTTTGTCGCCATGCGCTGGTTCAGCGTCTGCACGGCTCTCACCGCATGAAGCACGGGCTGAGCATCCTTTAATGTCAACGGTTCATCGTCGTGAACAAGCGGGGGATACTCTTTGCCTGTAGACGGGCTGACCCATGGATCGCATAAGAACTTTGAGAAGCTGTCGCCTAAGCCGCGAGCGTCGTAGATAATGCGCTCGACGTTCGGAAAGCATTCGTGATATAAATGCCGCACTTCATCGGCAAGCACGTCTAAGCCCTTGCCGTGGAACGACCGCATTCTGACAAGCTTTTTCGCGAAACTGCCATCTGATCTTTCGGTAAACTTGATGATCGAAATGATCGAGTTGTCGGCGGTACTCGCTTCGCTTGTCGCGATATCGAGAGACAATACGTAGCGGCTCTTGCTGTTCTTCGGCTGCTCAAGCTCGACCTTCTCAAGCGTTCTGCAGCCGTCTGTCTATTCATAGGGAAACGCAGAGTTTGACACTGCGCCCTGAAAGATCGAACCATACTCTTCGTCGAACTTCTGCTGAGGCATGCTAGCTCTCTGCTGCTCGAAGAACTCGGCATCGGTTGTACCTTCCATGATCGCCGTTCTGTAATCGAGAGCACAGGCAAAAGCCTCAGGGTCACCTTTCGCACACAGCCTGACAACCCGCACGAAATCATCGTAGAACGAGTTATTCTTGTTGCACGCGGAAGTAATAGACACGGTCTTAGAATTGAAATCTTTAAAGTGATAGAAATTACAGATATCTCGTCTGAAATTCTTTGTAGGCTCGACGATCGAATCAAGCTTGTCCTGATCCATCTCGAGAGCCTCATCAACGATGACGATCTTTGCACGCTGGCCGCGAATCGAATCCATCGGGAAGCTTTCCATCTTTGACCCGTTCTTGAACTCGCAGCGGCCTTTGTCTTTGCTTAACTGAATCGCAGAGCGGGCTGAACCCTGAGAGAGCTCAGCCTGCATACTTTTATTTCCTTCAACAAGACGCTTGAGCTGCTGAAACACAAGCGTTGCCTGGTTCGCAGTAGCGGAGCATGTCAAGACTATCGTGCCCGGATAAAGACAACATACCGCAAACGCGCACTAGGCGATCTAAAATGTTTTGCCTTAGCCTAATATCCCCGGCTACATACGACCTTTATGTCGCTGCACTTGCCAAAGGCCCGAGCGATCACATGCTGAGTTTTGTTCAGTGTGATCGGGGGAAAGGCGTCCTCGATAAAGATATCAAGGTGATCTCGATAAAATTGCACCTGCTCTTCCATCTAATCCCAGTTTGTGATTGTACCCGGTTTGATAATCATGACATCACCCCCTTGCCTCTAATGTTTGTATTCATTATTCCATCATACTGCGTCGTTTTGCGAGAGCCCAGATGATCTCCGCATCTAAAGCGTCGTCGAGAATCTTGTCGTTTGCAATATCGTCTGTAAACGCATCAATCTCTTCGTCTGACATCTCGTAGAGTATACGATAGGGGAGATTTCCGTAATCCCATGCTCCTGGCTCGTAACTCGCTGTTGCGTTCTAGTATTCAATAATCGTGTTGTATGTGTCCTGACAGCCATCAGCCGCCTCTATTGTAAACTTCATACTTTCACCTCAATCATAGGCTGTCTAAGCCTAACGACGTGATCAGATAACGCAAGGCGTTCGTGACCTTGTCGACATCGTCTTCCGGCCATTCGATCTTGCGCTGCATTGTGTGCCCTGTTGTTTCGAGCTTATAGGTTGTTTCAGCCCAGCTCGTCAGACCGCTCGTGTCACCGACCTTACGACGGCATGCGGCAAAGTTTGCGCTCTTCGACAGCATATCGAACTGAGCAAGCGCGTCCTTGACGTCTGCGAACGAGCACTTGCCAGCCGCGAAATCATCCTGAGCTTTATCGGCTTGAAGGCTCGCTTTACATACTTTGCGGGCATAATCTCGCGTACTCTCGTTGTCAAAGTTGAAATCTTCCTCGAGCTTTGAGTAGTAGTTCTCAAGGTACTCGAGGTCTTTCTTTGAAAAGTAGCCGTTGAAGAAATCAGAATAGACACGCTCTTCTTTCGCGTCTTCGACAATCTCACCGTTTGCCTTTGCCTCAGCATAGGTGAGACTGCGACCATCCTTGCCATTCTCGACGTACTTGTACATCGTCTGCATGAAGGCGGGAACCTGCTGAGCTGTCAGACGTTCCATCATAACCTTCTTGCGAGCTTCGGAACTCTTCTGATAGGTCGCATTGTTGAGCAGCATCTTCTCGGCTTTCGCATGGGCCATATCCCAGATCCGCTCGTTCCAATCTCGATGGTTCTCCCAGAAGTATTCTTTTATCTCTTCTTTGGTTGTACAGCGGTTAACACACTCTTTGCACCAGATGTCTCTGCCAAGCTGGTCTTGCCAATCTTTGTTGACATAGTACTCGCTCTCAAGCTGACGTACACGACCGCACTTCAGACAGAGCTTGGTTGGCTTTGGTGGAGGCTTCACAACCTTACGGGATTTCGCTTCGATCTCGTTCATGCGTGATCACGTCCGAAGATGCCAAACAGATGAGCGGGGGAGAGAGGCGTAGCGCCCTTAGGAATCAAATTCTGAAGGTCTTCGATCTTCATGTCTGTCCCTGTCTCTGCTTCCTGCTCAACCTTGGCTAATGTACGCTCGTTCTCGTACTGTTTATAGAAATCAGCAATAGCCTGCATCGTAGCCGCAGTACGGACGTACTTCCATGTGATCAGACCATTGTTGTTCCAGACATAGGTTGGACGAATATTCTTTGCACTTAGGTATTCCATCTCTCTCTTGAACTGTGTTGCATACTCTCGGTCATATCGAGGCCGACGATACTCTCTTACTTCGCTCATTATAATCTCTCCTTGTTCGTACTATTTTTGTTACTTAAAAAAGAGGCCCGATGGGTCTCTCTCTTCATTACGTCAATTCTCGAATGATCAACAGTTTTGGATTGGAAATAAGTTTCTGAGAAGAACAATTATGGGGTCTTTTCCCGGCTCTCAAACTTTTCAGCGTAAAAGTGGGGGGTCGGAACCCAGGCCTCAAAGCCCTTCGGTGTGCGCAGCTGCAGCTGTTCACATAGAAAATGACGCTCTGAGCACAATTCAGAGCGCCAAAGAGGGGAGGAAACCGTCGTGAAAGACGAGACGAAAGGCTGGCTACTGCTGATCGGGGTCATCCTGGTCTACTTAGTAGTCGGCTTCATCGAATCTCAGCCCTAACGACCAGCGAGATCGTGCTGCAGCGCGGTCTCGCGCCTCCCTTCATGACAGTAGCACATCCCCACGCTACTGTCAATAGGTTCGCATCGCGTAAATTCGTATCTCTGATACGGTGCGCGATCGCGTGTTTCTGTTCACTAAAAGCCCTCTGTGTTGCAGCACAGAGGGCTTTCGCTTCATCAAAGGAGGTGAATCAAAGATGAAGCAGTCCGATAAGGAGGACCTGCAGTGGTTCTTTGCTTACCTCGGACTCTTTGCCGTCATCGTCATTGGCGGCATCCTGTGGTTAGAATGCATCATCTAACCAGCTCATTTTACCCCAAATGAGCAGCAACGTCAACCCCCTGGTGCTTCGGTACCAGGGGGTCTGTTGACTTTTTCGCTACAACTAAATAAAATAAGGAGGCAAACCCAATGGAAAGGAACAATCAAAACATGCACTATTTCAACTACAAAAATTACAAGGCACTGTCCGATGCCATTAAGAATAGCAAGGACGAGTTTGCTACGGAGGATCTGAAGGCACTCTCCATGTGCCTTGAAGACTTCAACCACTACGTATTCACCGTGGACAAAGGAGAGCGCGAAATTCTTCTCTCCGATGCCACTGGCGAAGATTATCGAGAGCTTGTCTCTCGGTATGATTCCGCTCGCCGCTCTGCCCACGAAGCTGCCATAGCCAGTGTTGGTATGGCGAATAAACTCGCGGAGCTCTACGGTGTAGGCAAACTATTCGAGGGAGACGCCACAGAGCGTCTCCAGGTAGCAGACTTTTGTCTTGATGTCGTTACAGACATCTTCAACTACAGATCCATGTGATCTGCAATCACAGCCCATTAGGCCTCGTGCTTAATGGGCTTTTTCTTTTTGTAAATATTCGACACAAAAATAGGAGGTATCCCCATGAAGAAACTGTACGAAATGAAGAAGCAGACCATCGACATCATCACTCTTGCGGCGTTCGCCGCAGGCGAAAAGTATCTCTTTGACAAGAACCATAGAATCAAAATCGAAAGAAAATACACTAAGCCATTAATCGGCTGGGGCCGTAAGCTTATCATTTACGTCCAACCGAACGCAAAATATCCTGGAGAAACTACTATCACAGCATTTATTGAAGTAAACGACATTTACAATGAACTTATCGCAAGCGAAATAGAAAATGTTATCGAATACTTCCTCGATAACAACGCCATTCAAGATATCGAATCAATCACCATATGGTAATCAGTATTTATGAGCCCCTTTGGGGCTCTTTCATGTCCACAAAGCCACACGAGGCCAAGTGGGTAAATACGCGGCAAAGCCGCAAAATAGGAGGTATCCCCATGAAACTTTCCAAGATCTATTCTCGTATGTCAGACGACGAACTGTTTAACATCTACACCGACCTAGGCGCCATGGGCGCTGAAATGGATTGCACTCCGCAGGAGTGGCAAATCATCTGCGCTGAAGTTGAGCGCAGAACTCCCATCCCTTTTCTATTCTTTAGCGTTGAGCCGATAATCGTCGCTGTTGACGAGGACACCGGAGTCACATACTGGGATGTCCTCGAAACACCCATTGATTACATGGAAGCCATTGACAATCTGAAAGCCAACCTTTCTATTTCTGTGTATTACCGTTCCCGACGCGAACTAAAATACATCCCAGATGTATTTCTTAACTGCTATTGGGACGAAGATAAAAAGCGCCTCATTTCCATTCCTCGTGTTGAAGACGAGGAACTTCCATTCTAACCTACTAAAAAGCCGTCAGAAGGAGGTAAAACAATGAAAAACCATCGTGTGTGTTTTACAGGGCATCGCCCTGACAAACTTGTCGGCAAAGAAACGGACATTCGCAAATACCTGAATGAAGAAATTGACAAAGCTATTGCAAATGGTTTTGTCACATTCATCACAGGTATGTGCGCGGGCATCGATATCATGGCCGCAGAATTGGTTATCATAAAAAAGTATGATAACCCGGATCTGCATTTGATCGCGGCCAGCCCGTATCCGAACTTTGGGTACACTTGGGCTGACGGCTGGGGTGACCGAATTAAATACGTGGCTTCAAAAGCCGATCTTGTTGTTAATGTTTCTGGACAATATACTGACAAAAGTGTATTCCAGAAACGCAACATTTGGATGGTTGACCATTCAAGCTTGCTAATCGCCGTCTGGAACGGCACTAGTGGCGGCACCAAGAACACCATCGATTATGCGAAACAAACAGGTATTCAAATCATCAATTACGATGAGAAGAAACTACCTGCTCCAGGAACATCGGAACTTAAAGCATACATTGAAGATATCAAAAATGATGCTCGAATCAAAGAACATGCGAGAATCAAGAATGGTTTAAAGTATGCATCTGATGATCTATACGGCCTAAGGTATGAGTTTAATGAATGGTCCAAAAAGGAATCATTCAATATCACCCAACTTCATGCCGCTACAATCCGGGACACCATGCAGAAAACTATCGACACTCTCAAAACATTAGACCTATACACGGATTTAGACATTTGACATTAGAATTAAGGAGGTAACCGTATGAAGCCCAATATCGATCATGCCATCGTCACGAAATCGTTCCGCAAACTCGTAGCTTTCGACAAAATTATCAATGAACGACAAAGTATCACCACAGAAATAATTAACAAAATGGACCCCATCTCCGACGCCAAACTGAGGGGTGTTACCATCAAATTGCAGGGCCTTACGCAGAGCGAGCACAATGAGGTCTTGCGCATATTCTACGGAGCTACACGCAAATATGTATATCATCACGCAAAAGAATAGTAAATAACATTTTGCCCTCACAGGCGGCATTGTAGCCTGTGACGTAAAAAGAGCCCCTGCAATGCAGAGGTTCTTTTTGCGTGTCCCCGCACGCAACCGAAAGGAGGTGAAGAACATGTTCTACACCAACTACGGTATCGTCGTTATCCTGCCCGATGGCCGTCGGGTTGAGGTAGCGACTGACGAGGAGGCTTTAGAACTGCTCGCGGACTACGAGTAAGCTAAATCCCCTGTATCTGCATCATATCACATCCCCGTGTGAGATGCAAGCGTTTCCGCAACGTAAGAGCAGAGCCCTGCCGTGGCAAGCGGCAAAATCAAAATATTAGGAGGTAGCCCCATGTCTAAGATTTCTTCTTTCGTCAACAAGGTCACTCAGCTGGCAAAGTTGCCCATGACCAAACTGCGCGAACTCCTCGTGAGCACTCGCCAGCCCGAACTCGAGGCCGCTCTCGATACCAAGAACCCCATGGTCATCGAAACCGAACTTGATGTTGACAAGGACACTTCCAAGCGCATCATCGACGACCTGAACAAGATGGAAGAACCCCCGAAGGAAGTAAAGGTCAAGCTGGAGCATTACGTGATGCGCCAGTACAAGGCTGAAATGTTCTTCTGTGATGAAGATACGATTCTTCGCGCCAACTTGACACACGCGAATAATTACGCTGACATTATGGCTGCTCTGACACAGTGGCAAAACTGGGCAAACGCCCATGTCAAGATTCCGTTCAACATCACAGCAGTCCCCGAGTATCAGTCTCAGCCCCAGAGCATCATGTCCGATATTATTGGCGTGAAATACGACGGTCAGCCGACCAACAAGGTTGCCATCGTTGATCACCAGATCGACGTCCCGATGTGGCCGAAAGAGGTCTTTGACCAGATCGTGCCTGACCCTATGGTACAGAAGGTCATTCGCAAAAACATTGAAGATATTAAAGCTTTGTATGTGCTGCGACTGATCTACTCTGGTCTCATCTACAACCACAACCACATGCTCTTCTTCACTTCAGCCCCGTCTCAGCTGAAGAAGGGCAGCGCCTATCTCATGCGCAAGGAAGAGATGGCCCAATATAACAAGGTTTGGTGGGGAGGCCTCTCCGCCGAGAAACTGAACCTGAAGGGCGGCATGGTGACAACCAAGTTCCTTCAGCAGTTCCGTGCATTGCTCTGCACTTCGGCTGCTCCGTCTTCTAAGGTGCTCGGCTTCCCGATGACGCTCGATCAGGCAATCTGTGTCAAGGAGATCACGACGCAGCTGTCGTACCCCAATGTCTGGAACCTTGACGCGAATTATAACCTGCTGAAGAAAGCGATGAACGACATCGATTTCTCGCCTTTCGACGGTGAGGTCATGCTGGACGCTAGCGTCTTCGGTAATGTCTGTCTTCAGCTCCGTGCATTCAGCTGCAAGGGCTTGGGCGTAAGCTTTGACTTCAAGCAATGGTGCCTGGAGCACGGCTACCCGTTCATCGTTGAAACGATCGACGGCAAGCGTGTCGACGTCGTCAAGGAAGGCAAGACCATCATCCTGAACGATACAGTATGGAAGCTCGCAAAGTACTACGACAGCTGGGACAACTTCGTAGAGACGATGCGCGAACTGGGCCTAATGGAATTCTATATCTGCGGAATCGACGAGGAAGAGACCCGCAACAAGGCTCTGTCTCGTCAGACTCTGCAGACCCTGTTCACGCTGTCTGACCCAGAGATCGAGAAGCTGGCCAAGAAGGCTCTGACCAAGCTCGAGCGCATGCAGACGCTGGAAGGCGTTTATGAAGAGCTCAGCGAGGCCGGTACGCCTTGGGAAGAGCGCACGAAGCTTGCGAAGCTGGTCGCTGTCTATCCCGAAATCATGGTCATGGACGAGATCCAGCAGCAGGCCAAAGAAAGGTACGAAAGTGCCTTCAACAAGATCATGTATGGCAAGCTGCCGATCCAGGGCGAGTTCCATTATGCCTCTGGCGACCTTGGCGCTTATTGTGATTGCCTGTTTGGCGGTCATAAGCTGTCCGATAAGGGCATCGGCATTCTCCGCCCGTACCAGGTGGCATGTAACCAGCACTACAAGGGCGACGACTCCAAGGTTAGCCTGGCCCGGTATCCTCATGCTTTCTTTGAGTGGATCAACTGTGACGTGATCAAGTCGCGTTGGTTCAATACCCATGCAATCTACTTCTCTGTGTATGATCTCTGCTACCGCATCCTGCAGATGGATGTGGACGGCGACCATGTGCTGGTCGTCAACAACAAGATCATCTACAACGCCATCGAGAAGATCCGCAACGTCTACAAGCTGCCTGTGCTTGTGTACGATCCGACGAATGGCGGCAAGAAGGAGATCCCGACCGACAAGTACCAGTACTCTAAGATGATCAGTGAATGCATCATGAGCTGCCTCAAGACCAATAAGGTTGGCAGCTACAGCAATCTGATCACAGCTTGCTGGTCCTTCGTGAATCCGCACATGCAGCCCGATGACGACGAGCTGATCAGCCGTCTTGAAGACGCTGCTGTGATCGCTTGCGGCATCAACCATGCTGTGGACAGCCAGAAGACCGGTTCTCTGAATGAACTGGACTACAACTTTGTACAGCAGTACAAGGTGAAGCCCTATTCTCAGAGGTACAAGGATTGTGGCCCGGATTGCCCGTCTGACGCGCTCACCTGGAATGACGCGACCATGGCTCAGGGTGAAGGCTCTGTGGAACGCATGGAACGGATCGTCAACCTCTATGCGCCTCATCACATGAACCTCGACACGACGAGCCTGGAGCCCGACTGGCACATGATGCGCAATGATCAGTGGGAACATCGCAAGATGCTCCGTAGCTGCCTCAGCAAGCGCGTCATGGATCTGCTGAACCAGTACAGCCGCGTCGAGATCAGGCTTGACGGTGCCGGTAAGCTGGCTCTCGAACAGCTGACGATCGGCCTGATGGCTGCGAATGGCGCGTTCTGGGCTGATTATCACCGTGAAGAGCGTGACGGCATCGAGAAGAGCGTCACGATCGAGACCCGTGAGAGCCTCGTTCGCGAGATCTATCTCTCCTTCATGAAGAGCGGTGAGAACCTGAAGAAGCGCAATATGGAGAACGCCAGCGACATCGACATCCTGCGTTGGGTATCCAACATGCTCGTGACGATCTTCTGGGGCAACAAGTCCACTTGTGATGCGTCTCCTGAGACCATGCGCAAGACCCGGAAGTTCATCATTGATAACTTCGGTGACATCATGGCTGACGCTGTGCTTGAAAACTACAGCAGAGGCCTGATGCCGGAGCCCGACCGTGACGCCTTCATCATCAAGGAAGACATCCCGGAAGACCCGAACGTCATCTACGAGGAAGTTCCGACTGCTGAGTTTGACATGACGTACCCTGGGATTGAGTGCGAAATCGGTTGGTAAACTGTAACCTATTGTAACGGGGCTGTCCGAAAGACGGCCCCGTTACTGTATTAAAAAGGAGGTATCCCCATGTTCGGTATCTACATGACGAAAGACCAGATTCTTCGTGGCCGCGAATTCATCACAATGGATGATTTCGACAACTGGGAAACCATCTGCACCAAGAACAATGAACTGTTCTGTCATGCCTTCTACGACGAGGGCAACGTTGTTCTCGACCGCTTCAACATGAAGCTAACCGACGAGCTGGCCATGTCTCTGCGCGAGTTCTGCGTCAAGCAGTTTGACACGAACGCCATCAGCATCAACAGCGACTATGACGACGACCTCTTCCACTACAATCTCGATCCCGACGACGAGACGTACAGCGAAGAACCCGTCAACGAACCCGAACAGGTCGAAGCGCCTGAACAGGAGACCGAAATCGAACAGACCGAAGTTAAGGAGGAACGCGAAGTGATTAACGAAACCACCATTGCTGACAATACCATTGGCAACTATACTTTCCACTTTGTGTGGGATGGCGAAATCCGTGTTCATAAGAACCAGACCTATCAGCAGGCGATCGCAAAATACCAGCACTCTGTTTTGAAGAACGTGACCTGCCGTGTCATGCGTGGCACGCAGGAGATCGCTCATTACACGGCTGTTGCCGATACGCCTGTCGTGCAGGCTGTCGTCGAAAAGCCCGCGCCCTATGTCAGCAAGCACGCTGCCAAGGCTGTGTCTGGTCATACCGGCACCGCGAAGGTTGATCAGACGCCTAAGCCCGGTTCGATCTGTCTCATGTATCGCCGCAACCATGACGATTGGAAGATGAGGCAGTGCGAGAATCGTGCCGAAGCCGAGCATCTGATGGAACGCAAGCTTCGTGCCGGCTTTGAATGCCAGATTCTGTAAGCTGTCAGAGGTTCTGGACGCCCTATCCGAAAGGGTAGGGCGGGTAGAGCCCCTGATAGACACATCGGCTTGCCGGTGATGTCTGTCAAGCTCTTTTCTCCCCGGCCCGGGGCATATTTTTTCCGGGCGGGGGATTTTTTCGCTTCGCTCCCTCGCGCAGCTCGGTCGCTCAGCGTGTCGCGTCAACCAACTCGTCGCGTACAGTTGACAGAGCGGCTTCGCCGCGAGAGTGTGAAGCCTTTCTCCGTATTGCGCCTGCTCAGTCGCCTTCGGCGACCGGCTCCTGGAAGGAGCCGATTGTTAGGTGCATATTTTGAAATGGCAGCTATGCCTGAAATAGCAGAAGGAGGAACCCATATGGCACAGTATGTGAAGGTTTACGCTCATACCGAGAATGGCGAAGCGAACACTCGTCTCGTCGCGAAACTCCCGAACCGTACGATTCTGTCCAAGACGCTCTGCGCGAAGAGTGATCATCCGTCTAAGGAGCGCACTGCTCTGTATGGCGCGGTCGTCACGATGAAGAGCCTGAAGAAGCCCTGTGAGGTTGTGTACGAAGCCGACACTCCTTATCTGGCCAACAGCTATCATCGCATCGATGCCTGGCGTGAAAACGGCTGGATCACGACCAAGAAGCAGCCCGTCAAGAACCGTGACCTCTGGGAACAGCTTCAGCAGGCTGTCAAGGCCAGCGGTTCTACGCTCAAGTTCTGCTACGTGAACGTTGACAACATCGGCAAGTAATAGGAGGTACATATGGAAAACATGATCGCTCTCACGACACCTTCCGAGACCAAGCTTCTTCGTGAAGCTGGTCTTATTTTTGTTCACCCTGATTGTCATGTCTCTATGAGCGGCAAGGTGAAGAAGGCCGCGCTTCTCAAGAATCTGTGCACAGCCGCGTCTGAAGGCCGGCTGTACTACAGAGATATGCGGCTCTACGCCTATCCTGAAGAGCCCCAGCAGATTCGGATCAGAATCAGGTATAAGGGCGATGATTCTGAGCCTGTTCAGATCGGTGTCGTTCCGACAGGCATACGAGGACACAATGATGGCCGCGACCAGAAACGTGTAGACGCGGTGGCCAAGTACATCGATCGTCTTTCGTCTGGCACAACCTTTAAATGCGCAGATATCTGCAAATATCTGGGTGTAAACACAAGTGTGTGGTTCAACACCTTAAAGCGTCGGCCAGATCTTAAGGCTCTTATGTCTGCGCATCGTGTCGCCAGAGGTACTTACTTCAAGCCGTGATGTTGATCATTCGAGAATCAACGTAATGAAGAACACTCCCCGGGGTCTTTTCCCCGGGGATATTTTTTAGGGAGGTGACGTCTTTGTAGGTCAAAGTAATTGATTCCATCATGGGCTCTGGCAAAACAACCTGGGCGATACGATATATGAACGACCATCCAAAGGACAAGTTCATTTATATCACGCCATTTCTTTCCGAGTGTGACCGCGTCCAGGAACAGTGTCCAAGCCTGCGTTTCAGACAGCCGGAGCCTGAACCGACGAAGCAGGCAAGCCTGCGAAGGCTGATTCGCAATCGTCAGAACATTGTGACAACACACAGCCTGCTCGCAGGCTTACATCTCGATCTCGTTGACAAGGCCATACTGGCCCGTGAGAACTACACGTTCATTCTCGACGAGGCTCTCGAGGTCGTCAACCCGATCGATACGCTCAACCAAAGTGATATCGACATTCTCATGGACCAGTTTCTGGCCCCTAAATCTGAGGGGGACATTTTTCTCCGCTGGACACAGCCTGACAACGTGCCTGGCCGCTATGAAGACATCAAGACGGCTGTCGATGCTGGCACACTCGCATCATCTCAGAAAAAAGCTCTGCTTTGGATTCTGCCGATCGATCTCTTTCAATCGATGCCGAATCTGATTGTCATGACCTTCCTCTTTGAAGCGAGTCATCTCGCTCAATACTTCAAGGTCTATCATGTACCTTATGAATTGTACCACGTAGATCATGGTGAATTGATACCAAACCTTGCTGATCTGAGTGCGGCTAAACAAAGGATCAGCTCACTGCTCAACATTTACGAAGGGCACTACAATGACATAGGCTCTACTTACAACGCTCTCTCCGCAACAGATTGGAAAATCAATCCTGAGCGGCGTAAAGCCGCTTTAATGAACTGTCGTAACTATTTTCGTACGGTTTGCCATGCAAAAATAAGCGATTGCTTATACGCAGGCTACAAGATCGACGGTGAAAACCCCATCGTACGCGATTATCGCTCAAGTTTCCTCGTTTGTAACTGTAAAGCGACGAATGATTTCAGTAATCGGCATAATCTTGGATATCTACCAAATATATTCGAGAATCCGGCAATAACAAAGTGGTTCACAAAGCTTGGCGTGGACTACAACCGTGACGTAGCTTCTCTATCGATTATGATTCAATGGATCTGGCGCTCTGCTATCAGAAACGGCGAAGCCGTTAACGTCTTCATCCCTTCTTCTCGTATGCGTAACATCCTGACAGCCTGGCTTCATACTCCATAATACTTATAGAATCATTACATAAAAGTGTTACAAAAGTATTAATTTGGGTTGTCCAAAAACCCAGATTGGTTTTTGACGCCGCTCAAAATGGCTTCATTTCAACGTTTTTGGCACTTCCAACTGGGCCTCTTGTAAAAGAATATATAGAGGGGTACCTGGTGATGATTGAAAATCTTGGGAATGTACAGAGATCAACGTGAAGGATTTGAGACGTGAACAGTTCTTGTCTCACTCTCTCACTCTCTCACATTCTTGACACTCTCATTGAGACTGGATCTTCATTTCTACTAATCACAAAGAAACGCCTCTAACTGCTTCTGACTGAATTTCAATCTACGTCGTACACTCGCTCTTATTGCCCTCAGTTTACTGTGAAAAAACAGCTTCTGCCTTCGCCGCTCCGCCTCATCACAGGCGGGCGGCGAACAGATACAATGCGTTACGACGATCTGTCACAACATCTGCTGACAATGATATGACTGGAACTGTAAAGCCGGCTGCGACGAAGGAGCAGCCTATATACCCTATAGGATCATGAAATACGACTGATCTCAGAGTGACGCCTCACAGGCAGTTGGACCAGATCTGTCACGACAACAGCTATACAAAAAAAGTATAGGACATGATACCCGTCAGATAAAGAGCCTTCGGCTCTGAAGCCTCGCCCAGAATGGGCGGGCGGACCAGGTGAAAATAAAGCTGATAAGGAGGCTTTTCGATGCACGATATCCTGTTTGGTAACTCTGGGCTCCCCCAAGATGTAGTGGGATCAATCAGTGACGCTTACCTTGAAGCTGAAGGCGAGCGTTACTTGCAGGATCTTGAAGAGGCTTCCTGTCTCTACAACCTCTCCTGCGAAGACTACATGTATGTCTAGTTCTGACTGGCACAGCGTCATGAAGGAGGTGCGCATGTCAAGAGAAGATTCTGGATATTACAACAAGTCGGGGTATCGTGACCCGACAGCTGGCAAGGCTTTGAGCAACCTTGACCGCAACCATTATGATTTCGAGCGACAGCGAGAATATCGTAATGAAAAGATCCGACGCAAAGAGTATGACGAGTTTGTTTCGGATCAGTTCTTCCTACTCGGCCTAAAGGGATGTGACTGGGGTGAGCTCAAATAAAACCCGGTCACTTTTCTAATGGCTATTGTGTCAACTAATCATTTCTTGTCGGTTGACGTACAACTCGTCGTGGCTTCTTTCAGATTAGCCTCGCCCAAAATGGGCGGGCGGATCTGGTGATGATTAATAATGCGCCTACTGCATAGTGTAGGAGAAAGAGGAGGTATCCGTATGTCTATGATCATTCTGAACATGGTTGGCAATCTCGTCCGTGACCCTGAGCTCAAGACCGTGAACACTGCGACTGGCCCGAAGACGAACTGTGTGTTTGTCGTCGCCGCGAACGACCAGCACGCTCCTATGGGCAAGGATGGCAAGCGCGTTCCGAGTTACGTGCGTGTCACTGCCTGGGGCAAGGCTGGTGAAGCCTGTGCGAAGTACCTGTCCAAGGGTAAGCAGGTCTTCGTTGAAGGCTGGCCGAAGGCGAGTGCCTATCAGTCCAAGATCGACAATGGCGCTCGTGCGTCTCTCGATCTGAGCGCGACTCGTGTGAACTTCCTGAGCCCGTCCGGCAATACGGCTAAGACCGCACCTGCTGGCGTAGCGGCTACTCAGGCGGCTCCTGCTGCGACGTACGAGCCTGAATACGAGTTCGACACCGAAATGGATCTGCCCTACTAATACGACCTGAACATGAGGCGTAGCGAAAGCTACGCCTCTTAATTTTTCTTAAAAGCGTTTCACGCTTTTATTTTTTTCACAACGAGGTGTATCTTATGCCTACACGTTCAACATCTTGGCGCTATTGCGACCCGCTCTATCGTGACCCGCTCTGTTATGACCCGTTCAATTATGATCCGACGCCTCAAATGGTCGTTCGCGATCATAATGGCAGACAGCTTCGTGTCGGTGACACAGTGCGTGTTATGCCCGAACAGATCTATGACATAGATTCTGTTGTCGAAAGATATCCTCGTTTCGCTCAGGCCGGTTTTCAAGGTCGGATCGAGGAGTTTGATCGTTGGGGAACCGAATATCATCTGAAGCTTGACACGCTTGACAGAGGCTATGTCGGTGCAAATGTCGTCGTGTATGTCGTGCCGACGCATGAAATTTCTGACAGCGCCATGCTGTCGCTTCTCGGCCAAACCTGATCAAGAGGTGTGCTATGCAAGAAGTAAAACCGCGCTTTCAAATTGGCGACAAAATTTGTCTTGACCCGGATTTTCCTAACAAGATCGGCGAGCTTGCCTATGACAAATTTCAGACTGAACACTATGCGACCGTCTCCCACATATTCAGAAACCATTTTGAATATACGGGCTCGCCCTATCTCATCAACTTTTATTTCGATTCAGAGCCGACACGCATCCACCAATGCTATCTTGAGACAAGATTCGTGCTTTACGTTCCGCACAAGAAGATTGAGAACGCGGATCTGTTAGGCTTGATTCTGAAAGGAGCCACGCCATGATCAGTGTAAGCACCGTTCGTCTCTTTGACGAGGGGGATAAAATTCGCCCGAAACCAGGCGAAGAAAACGCTTTGCCTGTGCGGGCACAGCAAGACTTTTCTAAGTATAAATACGCTGTCATCAACAACATTGAAGCTCCGCTCGGCGAAGATCGCGGCTGGTTTGTCGGCTTCTATTTCCCGGATGATGACAACGAAGAGTTCAGTTGCTTTTTCCAGGATCGCTTTCGTCTTTATCAGGATACAAAGGATGTAAAGCCGATCCTTGATGCCGATCTTCGGCAGCTGCTTTTCAAAGGAGGCTCTAAATGATATCACCAACACCGATACCTCATGATGATGCCTGGCCCAACAATTTCCAAATCGGAGACGCGGTCAAGCTCAAAGACATACCGCTCAACACAACGAATCAGACTATCATGGATTACTTCCAGGATTCTCCTGTCAAATATATTTCGGAGCTTGTCACCGGCGCTATCACTGGCAATGGATGCTTTGTATCCTTGACGAGCACGCCGGGAGGCAAAACCGAGACAAGAGGATGGATCTGTGAGCGCTTTACCAGCGTATCAAAACCGCCCAAGAAGGTTAAGGACGCAGATATCTCAAACCTGCTCGGCTTATAAAGGAGTGAAAATAGATGGAACATTCGGAACATCCAGATCCTCTATACAAAGTTGGGCAACAGGTCAGGCTGCACAAGCCTCCCGCTTGCCCGGATAAGAATTACACGAATGATTTTCGGGATTCTGTGCGTGGTTTACTGTATACGTCCCATATGGCAAGCATTGCAAGCGATAACGATATCTATGAAGTCACACAATGTGTTTGGCGTCCACACTATCACACCTATGTCTATCACCTCACCAAATATGGCTATGCCTGGCTCGAAGGCTGGCTGAGACCTGCCAAGGAGCTTCCTCAGATTTCGGATAACCTGCTGACACGGCTCCTCTTCATCTCAGGCATGAAGGAGGCTCACGAATGACGGAACCGCTGTTCAAGATAGACGATATGGTTTATCTGAAAGAGCCGCCTCCCAGAGAGGGTCATTACACAAATGATCTGCATCGCTCGCATTCTGGTCTTTTGTATACGACAACGATGATCATTTTTGCCGAGCCATTCAAGCTGCATCGGATTGTCTATTGTTATTACTGCAACGATTACCAGACCTATATCTACCAGGTTGAAGGCCGTTCTTACTTCTGGCTTGAGGGTTGGATTGAACCGCTAAGAAAATGGCAGAAGGTAGACGTTCAAGACACGGTGCTGTCTCAACTTCTGGGCCTGCAGCAAAGGAGACATCAGAATGTCAGAATCTAAGCAACTTTACGAGGTTGGCGATGCAGTCTGTTTCAGAACACCGCCTAAAACTCCATACTACTATGATAATGAGCTCAATCGTTCAGAGGACGGCTTGATGTACACGGAGGAGATGATCGGCATCGCAAAACTCCCAGGCCCGTTCAAGATCCTTAACTGCTTTTATGATACGACCTTCCATAATTATGTCTACTATCTCGACCTAAAACCATACACCGGATACAGCTGTCACTGGCTTGAGGGCTGGATCCAACAGTCCGTATGGCAGAAAGCTGATATCACAGATACCAGAATGTCACAGCTTCTCGGATTATCCTAAAAGGAGGATAGATTATGACAGGCCACACACCGCAATACAGGATTGGCGATCTCGTCATGCTGCACGATCCTCCTGTGTCTTCGGATTTTTGGACGAATGACAGGCAGGCAGATACCGAAGGATTGCTATATAACAATTCAATGATCGAGATTGCGCGTCAGGAAACCTTACACAAAGTGAAAGAATTCAGATATAGCCGGGCGTATGATGCGTTTGTGTACAAGTTTGAAGATTGTAACTGGAACTGGCTCGAAGGCTGGCTCATACCGCATATGAACGTTAAGGTCACAGATAACGATCTTTCCAACCTGCTCATGCTGTAAAGGAGAAACATATGGCAGATAAACCCAAGAACCTTTTCAACATCGGGGACACCGTTTATGACTGCTTCACCGATGATATGCTCGATGAAGACAGCGACACTGTCTACTGGAACAATGACATGGAACCGCAGGAATGGCCTTATGGGCTCGACCTGGCCGAGGAGATGATCGAATCGTCCAGGAATGCGGAACCCCTGACGATTACGAATGTTCAGTGGGAAGAAGAAAAGAATCACTACAAGTACACGATGTCAAACGGCTACTTCTACCTCGAAGGCTGGCTCGAATCGAAAGAGCATCCGAAGCGTCGCTTTGTTTACGTCAGGCCGATCAAGGACAGCGAGCTGTCGGGTCTGCTCGGAATTGAGGTGTAATCCATGAACGCATATGAAAGGAAACCTACGAAATTCAAACCCGGAGATATCGTGATCGATCGTTTTACTTCCTACGTCTACAAACACCCAGGCGATCCTTTTACGAAAGATTTTGAGATCGCTGATACGTTTGGCCACGGCCTGCCGATCAGTGGCGAGATGATCGAAAATTCGATGCATCACGAAGTCCTGACGGTCAGAAGCGTCGAATGGCAAAAGGGCTATAACGATTACTGCTATTTCATGTGGCCCGACAACCATGGAAGCTCATGGTATTACCTTGAAAGTTGGCTCGATTTCCCAAAGCCTGTGGCTGAAATTCAGGATCATACGCTTTTAAAGCTGCTGAAAAAGGAGGATTAACCGATGACAACAGTGTTTACCGGTCTCAACGGTGTTGAGACTGAAATCCCGGATGTGACAAGAAAGACGATTCTCGACAAGGCTCTGCAAAACGTGAATGGCAACCGGGAACAGGACTACGGCCATCCCGAGGATAACTTCAAGACGATTGCCAATTTCTGGAACACCTATCTCAACTCGAAGCGGCCCTTCGACAGCGACAGCATCCACATCAATTCGGTCGATGTCGCGGCCATGATGGCCCTGCTCAAGTTGGCCCGTATCGCTTCGAGCCACGCGAAGGAAGACAACTGGATCGATCTCGCCGGCTATGCCGCCTGTGGCGGTGAGATCGAGGCCGCGCTGAACTGAGGAGGCGTAACATATGACAGAGGACGCAAAGTTTCTACCGGGCGACAGAGTGCGTGTCAAGCAGGAAGTGATCGATCGCGATTATGCCTGGCGTGACACAAAGCACGGCATCCTGCACGATATTCCGGGAGAACTGATCAAATTCTTGAGAGAAAATGGCCCTGTCTATACAATCCGTAATTTTGTCGATGACCGGTTTGACATGGGCGGCAGATACAGCCTCATCGGCATGAGTGGCTATGTTATTGCCGGCACATCTCTGGAGCTTGACAAGCATATGCCTGAAATCTCAGATGTCGATATTCACAAACTGCTGATGCTGTAAGGAGTAGGATATGAATTCTTTTCAGATAGGTGATCGTGTCCGTATGCTTCCAGAGCTTTGGGAGGCAAAAAAGTTTAAGGATGGCAATCCAATTCCCGACGGACTGAAATCGATCATCACGTCATCAGGAAACAACATGGTCATCACGAAGGTAGATTCTGGCAGCACTAACGTGTATAAGTATTTCTGCAACCACTACCATTACACATACTTTTTCGCAGAAGATCTCGAACAGATTTTTCCCGCAAAGAAAGTGCAGGATGTTGAGCTGATGGATCTTCTGAAAGGCAGGTGATTCTAGAGTGCTTATCAAGACGGAGTCCAGATCTTTCAAGTTTAACATCGGCGACACCGTTAAGGTTCGCGATGATATTCTCGACAGCGGCTATTTTGACGACGGAGAATGCGTTGAAGGATGGGTATACGAAGCAGTTCGCAAATACAACAATCGGTTTCATATTACAAAACAGACAGCTGGCAGGATATCGAATTACTATGGCTTCGAAGAAGACGAAGCACTTTTTGATAATTGTCTTCTCGAAGCAGATTTGGAGCTCGTTGTTCCTGTAAAAACGCACAACGTGACGAATGATGAGCTGTTGGGATTGCTGTCGTAAGAACGCCAGGTACATCATGGCCCAGATGCCATCTTGGCCAGCTGCGCTCGCACGCTCGCGCACAGCAGGTGCACAGGAAATGCTGTCACATGGATGGCGTGTGACAAGAACCTGTGCCGGTGACAGTGTTGAACGGTTGAACGCTTGGCCTGTGATAGGGCTTGCGTGAAACGGTTCTGCAGAAATGCTTGTCACCCACGCTCGAGAATCGAGCGTGTTGTTGGGTGCTGATTTGTCAGAAGGACAAATAGGCTCCTGACAAGAGCTTGACATCGACAACTGACATTGGGTGCCTCCTTAAATCAAGGGCTTTGTTTACGGACAAGGCCCGGACGAGGGCTCGGGTCTGCCGTGATGGGGTAGCGACAGGCCCGACCTCGTTTTGTGCTCAGATAGCTCAATCGGCAGAGCAATCGGCTGTTAACCGATCGGTTACAGGTTCAAGTCCTGTTCTGAGCGTTCGGGGCTGTTTGAAAATGATCTCACCCTATATTTTGTACCGAGTTCCATCCCACGTTTGTTGTGTGTTGGTGAAAAGCTCGAAGCCGACCGAAGGCAAAATATAATTTCTGAGGCTTTTCTTACCGGGTCCCACCTTTCGCGAGGGTTGATCCCTCGCACTTCTTTGGTATAAAGCGTAAAAAAATACGATTCAATGTCGCTTGAGTCAAATACGCTTTATATATACCGGAGGGCTTAATCCCGTGCTCGTCGCCATACATCCAGGATTACCGTTCGGTTTCATCACTCATAGAGTACAGAGCAGCAATGCTCTGTATGTCGGAAAAAGTCTGAAGCTGCATCGACAGCTTACAGGTGCAATTCCTGTATCCGGCAACCTTCGCCCGACATGCTTGGGCATACCTCCTTTTTCTTAGGCGGCTATAGCGGTATAGCCGCCTATCTTTTTTCATTGCGTCTGAGAATGTTGATCATTCGAGAATTGACGTAATGAAGAGAAGCATGGCCGAAAGAGAAAGGAGTGACAGGCTATGGCAAAATTAGAACCGGTTTACTGCCCGTATTGCGGTACGGAAATGATATAGAAACAGCGTGGCAGATGCACGCCGATGGCTTGGTACAATTGCCCGAAGTGTGAGAGCTGTTCGCCTTTAAAGCGAATGGTGCTTGACGCACACAAGGCAGCTCTGACCCGCACGATCGGGACAGGCGAGAAGCCGTCGTTTGATTGAGGAGAGAACCATGGAAAAACTGAAGAATGAAATTTTCTGGCGCAATGTCTTCTGCGAGAACTGTCAGAAGACGTACTGGTGCCGGATCGATAGCTACAGCTACCGTGTCTACGATCATGGGAAAACCAAGCTTCATGACACGCGCTGTTTTGCCGTTTGTCCCGAATGCGGCAGCGATATCTATTTTGAAGAGATGGCGGTCTGACCGCTATGTATAGGAGGAATATTTATGCAGCTCTGGGTGAACTTCAACGAGATTGACGCTGTTGACAATGCGGCTTTCGACATCTGTGATTCCTGGATCGAGTATCGCAAGGATTGCGGAGACGTCGTCAACGAGACAGCCTGGCATGATTTTCTCGAGGATGACTTGCTGCCCGCTTTGTCGGAGGCTTTCCGCAACGTAACCGAACAGGATGATGATAACGACGCCGCATAAGCAGGTGAAATATGAGCGAAACCTACAGGGTCATCTACTGCCCGAAATGGAACAGCAAGCAATGGCTGTACGAATGTCCGAAGTGCGGCCATGCTCTCCAAAGCTGGCTGTTCTGTGATTACTGTGGTCAATCTGTGGATTGGCACAGCCGAGCGTAAAAGAAGGTGAAGCAATGCGAACACGTATGCATATTGTTCTGCTCGATCAGAACGACGCGATCACCCTGGTGCAGGGCCTGAATAAGGTTCAGGATACCTTTGTGATCGAGAATAAGAACGGCACCCGCCGCGTCAATGCGAAATCCATGATTGGCGTCATGTACACGATGATGGATTACAACGCCCAGACTTATCTGGTCAATGACGATCACGACGGCGAGTTCCCGGAGTTCGTCAAAGCATTCGAGGTGGCGTAAATGCCACAGACAGAGACGGAGATCATGCGGGATGTCTTTCGGTTTCTCGCCAAGTTTCAGAACCCGCCAAAGGATGACGATCCGCGATCTGTCGCTTGGTGGGACGCTTTGACAAACGATCAGGTACGGCTGCTCAAGAAATGGCAGGGCCATGCTCTGATGTACTACATGCTCAAAGGAGCTACGGATTACATCAATTACCTCCTTGCAGAAAAATCGAAGGAGTGAATTCCTATTTTTATTAACCCGACAACTGAACGACGTGTGCAACATCAATTCATGTCAGATGATTTCGCGCCGCGATATGCGGATAACTCATGGAATGATCTGGCTCACGCTGTGATCACCCAGGGTCTGCTCGATTATGCCCAATCTCTGGTGCGGCTCGAAAAAAATCCGAAGGATAAGACAGGTCTACAGCTGCTCGATGATACAACGCGCTTTTTCTCGTCCCGTTATTGCAATCGGCTGACACAGATGAACGTGCCTGAGCTGATGAAGGCGGTCGAGCGATCTGTCGCAAAGCATGAACGCAACATATCAGGCAGCCTGAAAGCCCAGCATGACGTTGCCGTCAAGCCTTACGCGAAAGGGAAATCCGATCATGTGTAAAGTCATCTTTCTCGATGTCGACGGCGTGCTCAACTCTATGAACTTCTATGACAGGCTGAAGGCTGAAGGAGTTCCCGCGAGTGAGGCAAACTACGCGCTTGATCCAAAGGCGACCGACGTGCTCGCCAAGGTTGTGCAGAGTACAGGCGCGTGGATCGTCGTATCGTCTACTTGGCGTCTGCACGAAAAACACATGGGGTATCTGACCAAACATCTGCAGAGCTTTGGCTTGAGCATTGCCGATGTCACGCCTTGTCTCAATACCGAGAGGGGAGACGAGATCAAAGCCTGGCTCGAAAAGCATCCTGACGTCATAGCCTACGCAATTCTGGATGATGATTCGGATATGGGTGATTTGATGTCGCATCTCGTTCAGACCAGCTTTCAGACAGGCCTTCAGCGCACCCATGCCCTCAAGCTGATGAACCTGCTGAATCCGAAGGTTATGTCGTCCTAACGTCGCGTCATGTCGTTGTGCTGTCACCCATTCTCATGATATCTTTGTATTGCCCCAAAAAGGGAACAAACATTCGATATGATGACAGGAGGCGCTCACATGACCAGCTCGCAGATCCCGAACAACATCATTTTCTGGAACAAACAGGTTTGTCACACACAGACGCTCTGTAACGCCGAGATTTTGACCGCTAATGCCTTTCACCCTGTGAGAACGATAACTTGCTCACGGAAAATCAGACAGGCCTTAAAACGTAAAATCTCGGGGTTACACGCGATCTCTTTATCGCGGGGTAGTCCATCGGTAGGACGCCAGTCTCATGATCTGGAAGCAGCAGGTTCGACCCCTGCCCCCGCTATTCTTTTTCAATCTTTTAAAAGGTATAAAAGGAGGTACAACCCCATGTTCATTGTCAGGAATGGCCGCAAGCTCGAGCTCACGAGCCGCGAACTCTACGAAGCGTACTGCGAGTACTCTGTCACGATCTACATGAAGCGCATCGCGAAGAACCTTGAGACAGGCTATGAGACCTATCCCGAGGAGTTTCTGACTGCTGATTCGACGATCCGTGCGCTGGCTCACGAGGCGAGCCGCTTCACAATCAAGTATGAAGCCTCTCCGTCCGATGCCATCAAGCAGGCGATCGATGTATACATGCCTCTGCTCTACGAAAACAAGTGGAAGCCAGAGCATGAGGAGGACGAGTTCACCGACGCTTCTTCCGAGACGACGATCACACCTGATCCCGATCCCGATACGGATACGACGGTTCCTTTCGATCCCGATCCTGAACATGATACGACGGAGGGCGTATGACAAGAGAAGAAACGGTGGTCTATATCGCTGACGACGGTACCCGTTTCGACGACGAAGACGATTGTTTTCTCTATGAGTTCGATCAGAAGCTCAAGAAGAGCCATCTGTTCATGCTCTCTACGATGAGCGGTACAGATGCAAAGCTTGAGTATCTGGTTGAGACGAAAAACCCGTCTGATGCGGTCTATATGGAAATCACAGACGAGTATGACATGGACGTGCTGCGTATGTGGCGCGACTATGACGGTACGGTGATTCCGCCTGAGATCGGCAAATACAAGTATAACTGGTCGACCAATGAATGGGACAACATCGACGAAAT